TTTCAGGTGCAGGACAAATCATTGCTGGTACTTCCTTGACCAAGACAGGAAATACTATGAATGTTGCAACTGATGGAACTACAATGTTTACTCTATCAGATTCATTGAGTGTACAAAGTTCTGGAACCGCTGGACAAGTTTTACGTTCCACAGGAAACACAGGACAGGCTGCAGTTTATGGTCAGTTAGACCTTGCAAACTCAGATGCAGTTACAGGAATTACTGCTGTTGCAAATGGTGGTACAGGGAAAAACTCTGTTACTGCACATTTGTTAATGGTAGGAAATGGAACTAGTGCATTTAACACTATTGCGATTGGAACTTCTGGACAAGCATTATTAAGTGGTGGTTCTGGTTCTAATCCAGCATTTGGAGATATTGATGGAGGTACATTCTAATGGCTACAGTAATTAAATTAAAAAAATCAGAAACCGCATCTTCAGTACCAACTACATCTAATCTTGCAGTCGGTGAAGTTGCAGTTAATACAGCAGACCAAAAAATTTATGTAAGAGACTCTAGTGACAATATTGTTACAGTTGCAAATAAGGGTGAAGAATTAGGAACAGTATTAGCAATGACAGTTGCTTTAGGATAAGGATAATATGGCAATACCAACATCAAAAAGTACATTAAAAGAACATTGTTTAAGAGCATTAGGAAAACCAGTTATTGATGTGAATGTTGATCCAGATCAATGTGATGACCGCATTGATGATGCACTACAATATTTTGCAGAGTATCATATGGATGGCGTTGAAAGAATGTATCTTAAATATAAAATGACAGGCGATCAAATTACCAGAGGTACTACAAATACAACTACAAATGTTACAGATACAGTAGATAATTCTGGTGGTGCATATGCATGGTTAGAGCAAAAAGTATGGATTCCTCTACCAACTCCTGTAATTTCAGTATTAAGAATATTTCCAATATCAGATCAAACAACAAGTTCAATGTTTGATTTGAAATATCAAATGAGACTAAATGATATGTGGGATTTTACTTCTACATCATTGATTAATTATTCAATGTTACACCAACATTTAGATTTAATAGATCATTTGATGACAGGAGAAGTTCCAATTAGATTTAATCAACATCAAAATAGACTTTATTTGGATATGGAATGGGAAAATACTATTCCTGAAGATCTATATCTTGTAATAGAATGTTACAGAAAACTAGATCCTACAGTATATACTGATGTCTATAATGATTTATTTCTTAAAAAATATGCAACTGCACTTATTAAAAAACAATGGGGTGCAAATTTAATTAAGTTCAATGGTGTAACAATGTTAGGTGGTGTTCAAATGAATGGAGAAACCATTTATACACAAGCTGATGAGGAAATAAAATTACTAGAGGAACAACTACTTAATGGATATGGTTTACCAGCTGATATGATGATAGGATAATATGCCCACTTCAGTATATTTCAATACAGGCACAACTGCCGAACAGAGACTATATGAGAATCTAATTATCGAACAACTAGCTGTATTTGGACAGGATGTATATTACCTACCAAGAAAGTTAGTTAATAAAGATACTTTGTTTGGTGAAGATACTTCAAGTTCTTTTAATGATGCATATATTATAGAAATGTACCTAGATAACATAGAAGGTTATGAGGGTCAAAAAGAAATGATGACTAGGTTTGGTATTGATATGCAGGATGAAGCTACATGGGTAGTTTCTAAAAGAAGGTTTGAAGAATTAATATCAACAGATCAAAATTTAATCGTTAGTAGTCGCCCTAATGAGGGTGATTTGATTTACTTTCCAGACGGAAAGAAATTATTTGAAATAAGTTTTGTAGACCATGATGATCCATTTCATCAAATACAAAACTTACCAGTATTCAAAATGCGATGTCGTACATTTGAATACAGTCATGAAGATATGGCAACTGGTGTAACTGCAATAGATGATATAGAAACCGCAGAATCACTAGATGCATTAGAATATCAAATTATATTAGAGTCTGGAACTGATTCAGGAACTAATTATTTAATAACAGAAGATGGAGATTGGATTGTAAGTGAAGCTTACAATATAGATGCTGTAGATGAAGGATCTGACTCTGACTTCTTTGAAATTCAAGGTGATTCGATACTTGATTTTTCGGAAAGAAACCCATTTGGTGAGGTAACATAATGCTTGGAAATACATTTTATCACGAAACTATGAGAAAGTGTGTAGTTGGATTTGGCACACTTTTTAATGACATACACATTACTAGAAAAGATAGTTCTGGTAATACAATACAATCTATGAAAATTCCACTTGCATACGGAGCAAAACAGAAGTTTCTAGCTAGATTGACAGAAGATCCTAACTTAAATAAATCAGTCGCAATAACATTACCAAGAATCGGTTTTGAGATTGGACAGATTGCATACGACAGTACACGAAAATTAAACAAAATTCAAAAAGTTAAAAAGGCTGGTTCTGCTGGTAACAAGGTAGATACTCAATATATGCCAGTTCCTTACAATATTGATTTTGAATTATATGTCATGTCGAAGAATAGTGATGATGCGTTGCAGATAGTAGAACAAATTCTACCATACTTTCAACCTGACTACACAATCACTATCAACGATATTGTACAGATGAGTAGTAAAAGAGATGTTCCTATTATATTAACTGGTGTTAATTATGAGGACAATTACGAAGGTGATTTTGGAGACAGACGAGCTCTAATTTACACAATGTCTTTTACTGCAAAATGTTACTTGTACGGGCCTGTTATTTCTGGTTCGGTTGTAACAAAAGTACAAGTAGACCAGTATACGGATTCAGCATCAGCTGCACCTAAACGTGAACAACGTGTTACTGTTACTCCTTCCCCAGCTTCTGCGGGTCTTGATGATGATTTTGGTTTTAATGAAACTTCATCTTTCTTTGAAGATGCAAAGACTTATAATACTGAAACAGGACAGGATGAGGATCAGTAATGGAAAAGATAAACGAGTTACTAGGGATTGCAGATAAAGCGGTAGCCTCCACTAAAACCCAAACCGCTACTGTGATTCCTAGACCTCAAACAAATGAAGAAGATGAGGATGACTTCAAATATAGTCGAGAAAATCTTTACCATATAATTGAACGTGGACAAGATGCACTTAGTGGTATTCTACAAGTTGCACAAGAAACAGATCATCCACGAGCTTATGAAGTCGCGGGACAACTCTTAAAGACTAATGCTGAGAACACAGAGAAGTTAGTCAATCTCCAAACCACAAAAAAGAAACTCAAAGAGACAGATCAACCTCAACGTGTTACTAATAACAATTCTTTATTTGTTGGTTCTACTCAGGAACTTCAACAACTAATAAAGAATAAAAAGTAATGCCAGACGTATATCGTGATAACCCGAATCTCAAACGGGCAAATGTTCAAATTCAATTCACTAAAGAACAAGTACAGGAATATGCAAAATGCATGGAAGATCCTGTTTACTTTACGGAGACTTATATCAAAATAGTAAGCTTAGATGATGGTTTGATACCTTTTAAGCTCTATGAATTTCAAAGGCAGATGATGTGGACATTCCACACAGAAAGATTTACCATCTGCAAACTTCCTAGACAGTCAGGAAAATCCACTACAATTATTGCATATCTATTACACTATGCACTTTTCAATGCTACAGTAAGTGTTGCAATTCTTGCAAACAAGGCTGTTACTGCAAGAGACTTACTCAGTAGACTTCAACTTGCATACGAACATTTACCAGATTGGTTACAACAAGGAGTAATGACATGGAACAAAGGAAGTCTAGAACTAGAAAATGGGTCAAAAATCTTGGCATCTTCTACATCTGCCTCTGCGGTGCGTGGTGGATCATACAACATTATTTTCTTGGATGAGTTTGCATATGTTCCTAATAACATTGCAGCTCAATTTTTAAGTTCTGTATATCCTACAATTTCCTCTGGTAAAGAATCTAAAGTAATGATGGTGAGTACACCAAATGGAATGAATATGTTTTACAAGATTTGGAACGATGCAGAGAATGGGAACAACACTTACGTTCCCATAGAGGTACATTGGAGTGAAGTGCCAGGTAGAGATAAAAAGTGGAAAGAAGAAACTGTTAAGAATATTGGAGAAGAACAGTTCCAGACAGAGTTTGATTGTTCTTTCTTAGGTTCTTCTAATACACTAATTCATGCTAAAAAATTATCTACATTAACTCATTCTACACCACTTACCAATAATGCAGGACTAAGAGTATATGAAAAACCAAATTCTGAATCTGCATATGTAATAACTGTTGATGTGTCTAGAGGAATTAATAGTGATTATTCTGCATTTGTGGTAATGGATGTTTCAGAGATTCCTTATAAACAAGTTGCAGTATATAGAGATAATGAAATCAAACCAATGCAATTTCCATTAATTATTTACAAGGTTGCAAAGGCATATAATCTTGCATATGTGATGATAGAAGTTAATGATATAGGAGCTCAGGTAGCTGATGCGATGCAATTCGATATGGAGTATGATAATCTAGTTATGACTACACAACATGGTCGAAATGGTCAAATTGCAGGGGGTGGTTTTTCTGGAAAAAAAGCACAGTTAGGTGTAAGGACAACTAAAGCTCTTAAAAAGGTAGGATGTTCTAATTTGAAAACCCTTATGGAAGATGATAAAATATTAGTGAGCGATTTTGATACTATTGCAGAGTTATCTTCTTTTGTTGGTAAAGGGCAGTCATATGAGGGTTCTGATGGTAACTCTGATGACCTAGTTATGTGTTTAGTACTCTTTGCATGGTTGACAGATCAAACCTATTTCAAAGAATTAACGAATATGGATATTCGTAGAAAACTTTGGCAAGAAAAAGAAAATTTAGTTGATCAAGATATGGCTCCATTTGGTTTTGTTTTAAATGGAGTAAATGATGAACATGGGGAAAGGATTGGAGAAACTATAGATGAGTTTGGTTCAGTCTGGAATCCAGTAGTATCTTCTAATAGGGAATATCTAGAAGATTGGTGATAACTGAATATCATTCTTCAATTTAGCCTCACAGTTTAAACATACAATCTGATTCTTTTGTATGCGTTCCAAAATCGGTAATCGAAGTCTTTCTCTGAGTCCTTTCTGTCTTGAAATGATTCGGATCTCTTTGTTGTCAGGGTAGAATGCCAACGTACACGTTTCTGTTTCCCCACAGTATATACAC